GTAACGAATGTGTCATCCAACTTGAGGTGGAAGCCTGCCCAATCATCGATATTATTGTAGTTGTCAATGATATGTCCGATTGTAACTGACATTGCACTGTCGTCGAATGCGACCGGAGTCTTGTATACTGATAAACGCTCTCTTGCCAAATCTGGATCTTCCTCTTCTGGAGTAAAGTAACCCGGTGCGACAAAACGCCGTTGAGCATAGAATAGGTTGTAATCATCATTGTTGTCTTCGTAAAGACCAGTAATTTCTCCTTCGACTCTGATTGGATCGAAAGTAACACTGCTGAATACATTGATTGCTGGTTCTTCATCAATTGATACTGCAGTTGAGAACGGAATCGGTGCCTTACTCGTAATTACGATGTCTGCTGCAAGATGGAATCCAGATGGATGTACGTATTTTCTCCACAGTGATCTCCATTGCTTAATAGGTAAAGGAGACTTAATAAGTAAAGAGAATATCTGGAATATGCGACCATCTTGTAAAACAAAGCCATGCTCTGGACCAAGATTCGAACTGCCGACTCTAAACAACCTATCTTTAGGCTGTGTAATTTCCACTTCTTCTTCATTAAAGAATGCTCTGAAGAAACCGTATCCAGAATAATCAGAACCTTTGACCCTAAAGAAATTACCAAAGTTTCGAAGCACTTCTCTTGGAAATAAGAACTGACCTTGTGAAATACCAAGACCGAGTTCCATAAACAAGAAGTTAAGTCTTTCAAGTTCTGTATCTTCCATATCACGAACTGTAAGAAGCTCGTTAATGATACCACCCCATTGTTCATCTGAATCGAGATACTCATAGTATCCCTCGAGAAAAGTAATGAGATCGGGATAGTCTGTTTGAAAATACTCAGGAAGTACTTCTTGAACTAGACTCTTGCGATAATTGAGCGCGAGTCTATTAAAGTCCTTCAGTGTTTCCGAATTATTTGGCGAATGGGTCATTAGAACTGTACTTGTAATGAAGGTGTCTGTCTATCAATGATTGCAGTAGTAGATGAAGCATCTGTTTCGTATTTCAAAATATAGTTACGAAGTGGCTTAATCGTTCCTTCAATCTGAGGTGTAGCACTAATCTTTAATGTTGTACCACCGCCGAGTATTGAAGTTGGTTTAAACCCTACGATTGATACTTTACCTGTTAGTACTTCGTAGCTGCCAACATTGTCAAGTAGAATTGTGTCTTGTAAATCAAATATTGAAAGTTGATTTGAATTTGGTCTGTTCTTAATTCTCGCTGTCACTCCATTATATACGAATGCGTTTGACTGAACTCTTGTGAATACATCATCTGGCTCTGCAAGCTTTGCAGGGAAATTCAAAGTAAATGTATTCTTTACAGAAGTATCGATAGTCTGACGCATTTGAATCTTCATTTCAATTCTTGTCGACAATATCGAGTTGTCAATTGAATCGATTTCTGTTGCAAGATTACTCTTACGGAATGTCTTATCAAATGTATCGAGATTTGTTGTAAAGTACTGATCAATGAAATTAAATACGTTGTTTTCCATTGTAGTCTGTGTCAATCCTGTAAGAGCAGGATCAAAATCAAATTCTGTAGTAAGCTCAAGGAATACGTCGATCGGATCAACAAACTTCGGTGTCATTGACATCGTCGATAGATTTTCAACAAAGTTATTTACGATTGAATTTTGAATCGATGTTTTTGTAGCAGCATTTGTATTTGCTTTATAGTTCAGTGATATGTAAACTGCACCATAATCGATCGGAATATTTTCATCACCTGACCAAACCGCAGCTTCTTGTACTTGAGAGAAGTTTGTTTCAATCATCGCTTTATAGTCAAGAGATGTTACAAGGCGGTGCTGACCTGCATAGGCAATAGGCGCAAGTTGACGAATCGATTCAATAGACTGCTTTTCAGCACCGCCGCTTGATTCACCTGCTGTCGTTACATTCAAAACGTAATTGATGCTATTAACACGTACTTGTGAATTGGCACTAAACACAGTACCGTTATTAGCTGTTGGTCCTTTAGTTGAAAGATATGTTACTTCAATTTTTTGACCAGGCTCAGGTGATTTACCGAAAGATGTACCGTCACCAAAGTTCAGTTCATAATAACCGTTAGGTACTTCGTTGATTGCATAGAATGTAGTCGTAGAACTAATTGTTACTGCTTGTGATAATGGGAAATATGTTGTGTATGTTGTCGCTGTTAAAGAATCATATACACGAACAACAGCTGTTGACTTATCCATTGTTTCATCAGGAATCACATAGATCTGCCGTTCGTCTTTTTGTCCGACAATAAATGTCTTTGTCTTTTCAATACCTTCAAAGATTGGAATGTCTTTCGAACCAGTACCAGTTACAAATTCATATAGACCTTGACCGTTATCTCTTGCTGTGTATTCTTCAAGAGTTCTAAATGTATATGATGTTCCATCGATTGATGATGTGAAGAGTGTATCACGAGGTAATGCGATTGTGAGTGGTCTGCCGGCCACACCAGAAAGATTAAGTGAAAGATTGACAAGAGCTCGCGCAGCAGTCATTGATCTGACTTCATAACCAAGAGTCTGAGCATGTGATATCACAGAGCTTCGAAGTTGTGCCGTAGGCAAAAATGATTCATTCAATGCAAAGTTTGCTGTCAACGCATTGATATGTGTATTATAAGCTAACACATCAAGTAGATTTGATAGACCTGAGGCGTCAAAATCATACGTGTTAAACTGTGACTGTGCTTTTAAGTGATCTTTGAGTCGTGTCTTAATCGTGTTAAAATCAAGATCAGCTGATTTGGTCGTAGTTGCCATGTTATCTTACTCTCGTTAAATCTAATTCTAATGTAACTGGTTCAACCGCATTCTGTACTTGGAAAGTAACAGACACTCTGACTTCATTAGTATCAGAGTTAACTAATATATCGACACCTCTCATAAGAGCACGCGGTTCGTGTCTCGCAACTGTTTCAAATATTCTATCTCTGAGAATATCCGCTTCAATACTTGTATCAAGTTCGAAAAGGAAATCGTTTAGATTTCCACCGAATGTATCATCAAATGGCTTTTCCATAAAGTTAGTCATTAAGATATTTTTCACAGCCTGCTTTACAGCAGCCGCTTCTTCTTTCTTAAAGATTTCACCTGATGGTTTTGCTTTAAAAGCAAGATCAATATCTTTATAGGTAATGCTTTTGGCAGAAGTCACTGTAGGTGAGTTCTGATTACCATCTTCAATTGCAAATGCTCTAGCCATATTACTTCCTTAAAAACCTTTACACTATTTATAATATTTCTACAAGTTCGTTTGTACTCTGTACGTAATTATTAAAGCGTGTTTCAAGGTTATTATCGAACTTTGCAGTATAGTATTCACCTGTTAGTTCAGGCATGATTACAATAATCTGTACATTCAGTGACCCATCCGGATTATAAGTGTCATAGTCAAGGATCATTTTCTCATACTGCTGACTATCTTTCCACCATGCGGCAAGTCTAAATGTTTGTTTATTTGCAATCTTACCGTTACGATCTCGAAGTTCATACACAACTGCTCTACCGCTTTGTGCAAGATCGTTAATACTTCCTGCTGTAACTGTTTCTTTTTCACCTTTTTTGTATATTCCTTCTGCTATCACAAGACGGAACTCATCAAATTCACCACGGTCTTGAATAACAGACTTCATAAGATTGGCATGCAGATATAGATTCTTTGCCATTGTCAGCTTTTCGGCTGTAGTTTTATGATCAATAGTTACCGAATCGCCGTAACCACCAAGGAATTTTGCAATCGTAATACCATTTGCAAGTTTAGTATCCTTCGTAATTTTTGCTTTATTCATAGGATCAAATTCAGGATCTGGTATAATATTGATCTGTTTATTCTGTACAGAACCACTGTATCTCTTTGCTTCTGCACCTTTTACTCTACCAAATATTTCATTTGGATTTGCAAATCGAGGTGATGCATCATCGGCTACAATGTCTCCAGTATTTGATGGTGTAGCATTACCGAAAGATGTTGAAAGAGAACCTTCGGCTATACATTCACCGATAAACTTTGTATTTGTCTGATTTGCAGGATCTCTTAATTTTGATCTTATTTCTGTTGTAGTTAATGTACGATCTGAAACATCGTTATAATCGAACAATCGATTAAATGTATTGAATACAACATTACCAACATCTACTGCAACTCTGAAGATACCGTATTCTGAATTAAACCAATCATTCTTCATAATTTCATTTGTTGGTTGTACTGTAGTT